GCTCGTTCTTTGCAGCTTGCTTTTGACTTGCGACTCTAGAGAACATACCTCGCTCTCCTGATCGGGACTCGTATAAACTTTTCCACTCATTTAGGAATGCCTCAAAGTCTGGCTTCTCTGTATAACACGCACTGTTGTTTGCTAGTCCGCGTTGTGGATTGTCTTGCCACCATTGGCCTGACTTGCATCGTCGGAGTCTATCGTCAGTGAGGTTAGACAAACTGATGAGAGCACTTCTCCTAACCCCGCCGACGACGACGATCTGTGCAATCTTACAGCAGAGATCGTGGCATTCAATTGAGGAGAGCCTACGTCCATGAGCCTCGCGAAAGACTTCAACGGTAAAGTTAAAGAGATCGACAAGAGGTTCTGGACCAGATGCTCTACCGCCGAAGGTTTTAAGTGCTGCCCCTGCAGGTCGTACTCCAGATATGTCCCACTTTGGAAGCTGACCCGAATAGAGCAAGCTAATAAGTTCTCTGTAGGCTTTAGCCCAGCCAATTTTAGAATCGGCGACGTGTATAACGGTATCGGTTTCATGAAAGTCCTCTGCTACTTCTGGTAGTTTAGATACATATTGACGCTCGACACTGAAGCCTACGCCTGTACCGCACATCAGGACGTACATCATCTCGTCAAACGCTTTAGGATGGTCGATAGGTAAGTAGCTACAGTTAAAGCCAGCTACGTTGTCACGGTCAAGAGCCTCGCCAGCTGTCATCAACGCTCGCATTGAAGGCATAACATCTAGATCGTGGATGTCTTTGAACATCCCGTTAGCTTCTTCAAGAGTAAGCTTACCCTTCTCAACCCAGAAGTTTAGGTACCTGTCGATTGTTTCTTCCCAAGTCTCACGCCTCTGTTCCTCTGGTAGGTAACGTGCATAGCGGGACTTGTGTATGTATTGTTGATATGCGTCCAATTATTTTACTCCTTTGTTCGTGTTTGTTTTCCCTGTTCATAGCCTGCAGCATGGCCTACAACAGCACCGTACCCAAAACAGACTACAGCTACTACTAAAAAAGTTAACGTATCCATGTTACCCCTCCGTCTCTTCTTCAAAGTAGCGTTTACAATAAACTTCCGTTACCTCTGAATCTGCACAGATAAGCGCACCATACAACGGTACACACTTCTCTTTCATAAACATATGAGAGCCGTAATCAGCACAGACTCTTGTATCGGGTTCAGTAACGCAACCCGCAAGAAGCAGCAACGGAAATAGTTTCTTCACTCGTTTAGTTCCTTAATTAATCTATCAATGTACCAGCGACACTTGCGTAAGTCTTCGATGGGCTTGCCTTTGTAGTCGTACCGCCACAAATACTTCAACGCATTACCTTTTAGATAACCACTGAACTCGTGTGGTGGCATAGATGCTTTGATTGCTTCGATAGCTTCAATGGCACCCTTGTTGTAGTGGTCAGGTTTCTCTACCGGGTCAGGTACTGCTCTCAAACTGTCCCACTCTGAAGGGGTTATGTTGTCAATGCTCATCCGTACTTTCTCCTGAGATAGTTCATGCTGATTGGTAGCTCATCAAAGGAACCGTTGTTTACTTCGTTGAGCATCCAGATTCCAGACCAGCTTCCGTTTGTTTGTGGGTTTAGATAGTCTTCACTATGGTTGTAATAGATACCAGCAAACAAACCAGTGATGCTACTACCGTCTGCCTTACGTGCGAAGGCTATGTCTCTGTCTTGGACATGTCCCATGATGCACGACATGAACTTCTTTTGCAACATGAGTTTTGCACAGGTGACGGGTCTGCCCATAACACCGCTCGTGAAGTAGTGGCAGTACGCGATGCCATCGATGATGATTGGTTGTAGAAAAGGGATAACTTCCCAGCCGGTTTCTTCCAATAAGAAATGATCATAACTCATTAGTCCTTCTAGTTTAGGGTCAGCTTCAATGGCCCGTTCGATTCTCTGCTCATGGTTGCCTAACAAGAATACCATTCGTGGTGTCCACGTTTTCTTCTTGTTACTACGCAGTCTCTCCTGTTCTTTACGGATAGGTAACATGAATTGATTCATAGCTTCGATGCCAGCTTCAATGTCAAGTGTATACCGCCGTCCCTCAAACGACTTTTTACCTACGTCATAACTGCTGAGACTTGGCATGTCCCAGTGATCCCCCAGATGAACGATAACGTCAGGCTTAGTTGCGGCTGCATATTTACCAGCCCAGTACAGATGATCAGTAGGCAGTCCCGGTTTGACTTGAGTATCAGGTATTACTAGATGTCTCTTCATTGCTTTTTACTCCATCCTGCAGGACAGGTTTCTGGTGTGTACCACGTGAATCCCTGTTTGTCTGCCCATTCTTGCATGGTGTATCTTGTCCCGTCACTTCTACGTCTTGCTCCGGGCATAGCGGTTCTTGGGTTTTGGAAGACAAAGACCAGCGTCTCCTTCTTGCCAAGGCATCTGCTAATATCAACATACTTCTTCGCTTCTGCTCTATCACGGAACCTCCCCTTAGCTTCAATGTAAATCGTATACGCACCGTCCTTGTATATAAAATCAGGCTCGTATGTTTTCACTTGAGTATAGGTTATCTTGTTGATATGGTACTCGCATCTCTTGAACTTCTTGTGAAGATCATACTCGAACCAACTATCGTAGCCCTTTGGTATGTTACGTCTCGTTCTCTTCACTTGGTCTTTCCCATATCTGATTAGGTTTACGACGTAGCCAGAGCAGCCTAGCGTTCTCTATGACACGCTCTTCAGACTCTAACAACTCAACGCACTTGTTGAACATTTCTATCTCTGTTAGTCCTTCAAGGAGCTTCTGAGATTTCTTATCACCGATACCATACACACCGACAATGTTATCAGCTTTGTCACCCATGATGATTTGACGGTAGAAGAATAACAGACCTTCCTCTTCGTTAACAGAAGTCAGTTCACGTTTGTTGAAGTTGTAGTGCTTGCCCGGTACTTGTTGGAAGTCCTTATCAAGACTGACGATGATGCTGTCAGGGATGGCGGTAGCGTCGATAGCAATCAAGTCATCTGCTTCCTCATCTTCTGACACAACAGCATTCCAATCTTCGATCAGGTACTTGCGTATAGCTTCCAAGTGTACGGGCTTTTCCTTCTCCTTACGATTACCTTTGTAGGGAGCAGTGACGGCTACGTCATTACGGAAGTTACCCTTACCCGTAAGGTAGACACGGTAGTCTGGTTCGCTATCTATCTGTGTGTATAGATCGCTAATCATATCAGACAAGAAACTGCCCGTAGTATAACAAGCAGTCTTGACTGACTCATCATTGCACTTGAAAGCACAACGATAAGCTACGATGTCACCGTCGATTAGGATCACAACGCTTCCGCTTCAGAGATAGCGTTATCGGTATACTCGATCAAGTTTGTGATCTTCATCTTAATCATCGAAGGTGAACGACCTGTACCAACAGACCAATCGTAGTAACCTACAACAGCAACAGCTTCAGATCCGTTAGAGATAAGTACATCTTCAGGTATCTCAACGCCGTCAGCATCAGTCAGTCGCATAGGGTTGTTAGACTTCATCGTAATGAAGAAGCCACGCTCGTCACCTTTGTTGCTTGGTGCGATGCCCATCTCTTCAATCGCTTCAACAGCTTTCTCGCTGAGGTTGCCAAGCTGTACCTGATACTTGTTACTGTACTTGTTGAGCTTGTTACGCTCACACCAGTAGACGGTACCGCGTACAGTGATGGGTGGTAGTTTGTTTGCAGACATAAGTTTCTCCTTAATGAGTTTCTGCCCAGTTGTTGCCTACTCTATATTCGCCGTCTAATGGACACCGTAGGCTGAGTGTCTCTCCGGCAAGTTGGATAGCACGTACACCCATACGTCCAACCGTATCTGCGTAGTGTGCTGTTGTTTCTATTTGCCATTCGTCATGGACGTTAGCAACAAATCTGTGAGGTATATACGATAACTTAGCATTCAAGATTGTCAAGGCTTCTTTCATAACGATAGCTCCGGCACCTTGTAGTAACGTATTCAACGCGGCGTGTTCTGATCTGACTCTGAGCTTTCGTCCGTCGAGTGCAGTAAGGACGCCTGATACAGCCTCTCTGTGAGTATCTCCTCTAACTCTTTCAAGAGACGGCGTGTTAGAAAGAAATGTTTCTTTAAGTCTGCGTCCAGTAACGCTATTTCCTCCAACGATAGCTCCGATCTTAGCATCTCCGGCTCCATACAGAAACGCATAAATGAATGTTTTTGCAAGAGGTCTTGTCTCAAGTCCAGCTGCACGTTGATTAGCCGTATGAA